ACCTCCACCTCATACTCCAGTAGAAGCAGATGAGGGAATTATAATAGAAGGTTCTAAAAAACTTTCAAGAACAGAGACAGAAGTTTCAGATTTAATTTCAGAAGGGCCAATTGGAGGTCTATTAGGCGGTAAATATTCTTACGTAGGAACACTTGGAAATATAGGATGGACTTCGGTTAATTATACTCCTTATGCTGGAGCAAAACCAGAATTGAGATCTATTTATTGGAAAAATGTTCCATTAATTGATGACGCAGGAAATTATAATTATACATCTATTAATTTTTCTGGAGATTACGGCAATCAAACCAAAGCTGGATTTTTGCAAAGTAATTTAAATACGCCTACGGCTTCATACGATTCTTTGCCTTACGCTTCACGAACATTAAATATTAATGAACCCTTAAGATATGGATCAGATTTCAAGAAAGTAATCGATTTAAGATCAAAAAATACAAATAAAATAGTTGTTGCTATAAAAATTGATGTACTTTATGATCAACAAAGTGACCCAAATATAGATCGCCAAACTTATCCAGGAGGCTACAAGCAATCTACAACTGTTGGAGATATTAGAGATAGAACAATAAGTTATAATTTTAAAATTAAAAAATTAAATTATAATTCTTCATCTGGATCTTCTGAAACCTTGGTTTTAAATAGAGATGAATCTAGCACTGGAAAAACAACAAGTGGATTTTTACATAGATTTGATTTTGACGTATCTTCTTTTTATAATCCAGATACAGAAGAATCTGGATTTATTGGTTGGAGAGTAGAAATAACTAGAACTTCAGAAGAGTCTAAAGTTATAAATTTAAGAGATATAGCAAGTGTTGCAACTGTTACAGAAATTTTTGCTGAAAGTTATATATATCCAAAAGTTGCAATTTTTAGAAGTTTATTTACAACTGAATATTTTAGTCAAGTTCCACCAAGGGCATATGATGTCAAATTATTAAAAATAAAAATTCCAAGCAATTATGATCCTATCAAAAAAACATACGATGGAGATTGGAATGGGAATTTTTCTGATGTTGAACATCCATCTGGAGTTGGGCTTTATTGGAGCGATAATCCAGCATGGTGTTATTACGATTTGCTTACAAATAATAGATATGGACTAGGAAAATATATAAAAAATTACGATGTTGATAAATGGAATCTTTATCAAATTGCAAGATATTGTGATACATTAGTTTCAGATGGATATAGTCCTGGTGGATTAGAGCCAAGATTTACATGCAATACAATTATTAATGATTTTTCTGATGCATTTACTTTAGTAAATGATTTTGCTAGTATTTTTAGAGGATTATCATATTATGCAAATGGCTTGATATATTCTACTTCTGATATGCCTAGAGATGCAGTAACTTTATTTACTAATAGTAATGTTGAAAATGGAGATTTTGTTTATTCGAGTAGTAGTAGAAAAGTTAGAAATACCGTTGCAGTTGTTAGATGGAATGATATGGCTAATTTTGCTAAACCAACCATAGAATATGCAGAAGATCCAGAAGGATTAAGAAAATATGGAGTTAGAAAAATTGAAATAACTGCATTTGGTTGCACTAGTCGTGGTCAAGCTTATAGAATTGGAAAATGGGCATTAGCTAGCGAACAGTACGAGACAGAAACAGTAAACTTTACATTAGGATATGATGCATTATATTTAAATCCTGGAGATATAGTAAAAATTCAAGATAGAAATAGAACAATAGACCGTCTGGGTGGAAGAGTTTTAGGAATTAAAACTTATGCATCTAGTCATGAATTTATTTTAGATCAACCTTATTCAGATTTAACTGGTTATTTAGATGGAATTTCAGCGGCTAAATATAAATTTAATATTTTAACTCCTACTTCTAAAACGACTGGAACAAGATATAGTGATTTTGTTACAGGATATCAAAGATCAGAAATACAAACTGGTTTGTTTTCTATAAATAATATAAGCGGAATTTCTGGATACAATCCAACTCCAGATAGAGCAATTACAAGGCTTACTTGTGATAAATTATTTGATGCAACTAGTTATGATTTAACAACTGGAGCTGTTTGGACGATTGAACAAACTGGATCTGCTAGTAGCTTTTATTTAACTCCAGAAATTGAATTATTTAAAATAATAAGTATAACTGAAAATGAATCTCATAAATTTAATATAAATGCTATTGAGTATAATCCTTCAAAATATGCAGCAATCGAATCTGGACTTTCATTCACAGATGCTCCAACAGTTGATCCTGAATTAACAACTGTTTACGATGCTGGAACACCTACTTATTTTAATTTAACGCAATATTCTAGTGCTTTAAGAATAAGTGGGCAAATTGGTCCTCAATCTGAACCAACAAGTGGACCAGGAACGAAGCAAACAACTTATTGGAAAATTTTCGCTAAAACTGGAAGTGATTTTTCCGCAGGAGATCTTGCAACAACATATTATAATAGCGCAGGGGCAACTATACAAGTTCCAAAAAATGATTTTCAAGTTGGTACTTCGTTAGTCGATAGTCCATATTCTTCATTTGGAATTGATGCATACCCTGGAAATTATTATTTCAGAGTTTATGGATTAAATAATTATGGATATATATCAAATGGTTACATTTCTGGAAGTCCTAGCCCATTAAATTTTGTTAATACTAGTTTTGATGATTATACAAATTTAATTACTTTAAATAATTTTACTTATTCTTATAGCGCTAAATCAGATAGCGCAGTAATAGACCCTCCAGGAGCAGATCAAAATAAATTTGATGATGATGGTTTAAATATAAATTGGCAGATTAATAATCTATATCCTTTAGTAAAAACTTGGAAAGTAAAAGATTTGCAATTTAAAATTGATTACATGACAGGAAGTTTTTCTGAAAGTAATATTTACGCTTCTACATTGACTGGATGGAGCGGTAATAATAGTTTATCTATAAGTTATCCAGTATATACTGTACCTGGTGAAAATAGTGGATTATGTTTCTTTGCCTCTCTACCAATTACTGGATTTTGGATAGCTATAGATGCTCGTACTGGTACAGCAGGAAAATGGACATCTCAATCTACTTCAAGTTCAAGTAGATTTACTAATTCAAATGGGTTCTTAAAAGGATTTTTTGTAAATCCTATACCTAAATTTACTATCGAACCAGATGCAAATGCTGGATATACGGTAAGCGCAGCTATAAGCGCAGATAATCAATTTTCTTTATATACTCCAAATTTAGCATCTCAAATTAATGATCTTCAAGGTGGATTTGTATTTTATAGCGAAACTAGAAGGGACATGCTAGAGCAAGATAATCTTAATTCAATTATTAGTGGAACATTATCTAACATAACTAAAAGTTGGGTTGCAGAATTATATAATAGTGGAGTTCAAGTAAGAGAATTTTTTAAAACATCAGATGACGCTTTTGCAACTGCTTCATCTTTTTATAATGCAGGTAATCCTATTAAGAGTGGTTATTATAATATAAAACCTTATGATACTTTACTTAATAAATTTATGGAATTTACAGGATATGATAGAGATTTTACTAATTTAAGTCAAGACTCATATTTTAAATATCCAAATACAAATAGTATAGGTTTCACTAGAGTTTTAAACAATAGGAAAATAATAAATCAAATTCTAATGCTAAGTGGAATTGGCGGTCCATTACAATTAAGTGGTTCGTTAGGTAATGTTATGAATACTCAAGAAATTATGGCAATGAGTGGAACTCTACAAAATGAAATAGATATAGTAAGTGGAAATTTAATAACCACAGGATATAATTTAGATACAAAGATAAATACTTTAAGTGGATGGACAGTTTTTACAACTGGTAATCAAGTTATCAGTGGAGTAAAAAGCTTTGCAACTGGAATAAATATTATTAATAGCGGTATTGCACAAAATTTAAAAGTATTCAATAAAACTGGTACAAATACTGGAGAATATGGTATTTTTGGTTGGGATAATAATAATTTAATAATTGGAGCTCAACAAACTAATTCTGGTATTTTAAGAGATGTTAATTTAACTGGTGCAAATATTAGTATTAATCCTAGTGGTACTTTAAGTATTTTTAATATAGCAAGAATAAATTCTTCTGGAATTGATATTGTTAGTGGTAATTTAACAGCAAGTGGAAGTGGAACATTTGCTTCTGGAGTAGATCTTAAAAATTCAAAAATAATAAATGCTGTGCCAGACCTTTTAAATGTTTCTGCTAATTTTAATATTACTGGGACACAAAATACAAGAATGATATTTGCAAATTCAGCTATATTAATTACAGGTACAATAGTAAGTGGAAATGTTACAGGATTTAATGCTTCAATAATTCAAATTGGCGCAGGACAAATTCAAATCACTGGTTCTGGAGTAGGAGTATTAATTAATAGTTATAACAATCAATACAAAACAGCAGGACAATACGCTGGAATTTCACTACTCCATACAGGAAATAATGGATATTTAATGTATGGAAATACAGCATGATAATATTACCATCAGCTTGTTTTGGAATTATAAGTCGGACATTAGCCAAATTGACCCCGACCATTAATGTAGCTCCCACAGCCAGCTCAATCACCTATGGGCAAACCTTAGCTTCGAGTACTCTGACAGGTGGAACTGCGAGCGTAAGCGGAACATTTGCGTTCACCACACCTTCGACAGTTTCGAATGCTGGAACGGTTACCCAAAGCGTAACATTCACACCTTCTGACACAACGAATTACAAAACTACTACGACAAACGTGAATGTGACAGTAGCCAAGGTAACCCCAACCATTAGTGTAGCTCCCACAGCCAGCTCAATCACCTATGGGCAAACCTTAGCTTCGAGTACTCTGACAGGTGGAACTGCGAGCGTAAGCGGAACATTTGCGTTCACCACGCCTTCGACCGTTTCGAATGCTGGAACGGTTAGCCAAGGTGTGACGTTCACGCCGTCTGACACAGCCAATTATAATACGACTACGACGAGCGTGAATGTGACAGTAGCCAAGGCGACCCCAACCATTAGTGTTGCGCCCACAGCTAGCTCAATAATCTATGGACAAACCTTGGCTTCGAGTACTCTGACAGGTGGAACTGCGAGCGTAAGCGGAACATTTGCGTTCACCACGCCTTCGACCGTTTCGAATGCTGGAACGGTTAGCCAAGGTGTGACGTTCACGCCGTCTGACACAGCCAATTATAATACGACTACGACGAGCGTGAATGTAACTGTGGTTGGAGTGCCAACGCCAGCATTCGGAAATGTAACTGGATGGGGAAATAATTCTTATAGTCAAGCTCTTGGTGGCAATAGTTTAGCGGGAGTAATTGGGATAAGTGCTGGACAATTTCATAGTTTAGCGGTATTTAACGATGGAAAAGTAAGCGGGTGGGGAGATAATACTTATGGTGCCGCATTAAATGGCAATAGTTTAGCAGGAGTAAGTAGGATAAGTGCTGGACAATATCATAGCTTGGCGGTATTTAATAATAGAACGGTAACTGGGTGGGGAAGGAATAATTATGGTCAAGCTCTAAATGGCAATAGTTTAGCGGGAGTAAGTGGGATAAGCGCTGGAGGCTCTCATAGTTTAGCTTTACTTGACAATGGAACGGTAACTGGGTGGGGAGATAATTTTTATAATCAAGCTCTTGGTGGAAATAATCTAGTGGGAGTAATTGCTGTAAGTGCTGGAACTTATCATAGTTTAGCTTTACTTAGTAATGGAAATGTAACTGGGTGGGGCCTTGATAGTAATGGCCAAGTTCTTGCTGGAAATAATCTAGTGGGAGTAAGTGGGATAAGCGCTGGAGACGCTCATAGTTTAGCTCTTTTCAACGATGGAACGGTAACTGGGTGGGGCCTTAATAATAATAACAGGGCTCTTGGTGGCAATAGTTTAGTGGGAGTAAGTGGGATAAGCGCTGGAGGCTCTCATAGTTTAGCTTTACTTAGTAATGGAAATGTAACTGGGTGGGGATATAATGCTTTTAATCAAGCTCTTGGTGGAAATAATCTAGTGGGAGTAATTGCTGTAAGTGCTGGATCTTATCATAGTTTAGCGATAAAACCTATCGGAGCACTTGCTGCTGCATATGTTGCTGCTGTTGAGGCTATTGATGCTCAATCTTTAGAAACGTCTACTGTAACAGCTATTGATAATTTTATAAATGGATGCCAAAGCGATGGAATATGGGATGCTATAAAAAGTTGTTGTATACTTGCTGGCGCAAGAACTTTAGATGGTGCTCTTGTACCCTTAAAAGGAACTGCACCAAGCAAGTTTGGTTTTATATCTACTGATTACAGTAGAAGTACTGGTCTTTTAAGTGATGGTACTACTAAGTATTTAAATAGTAATAGAGCCCATAATGCAGATCCTCAAAATAATTTTCATTTATCAGTATATCATCATAGTAATACTATTCCGCTAAATGCTACTTATTATTATCTTATTGGGGCAAGATCACCAACAACTTCTCTTTCCCATATTGCTTTCTTTAAAGCTACTTCTGGAGCATTGGGAATGGGTGCGGGCGCTAGAACCACTCAAAGCCAAATTTTCACTCCTTATGGAACTTCTTCTCATGTAGCAGGTATCTATGGTGTTACAAAAAATAGCACTTCTCAACATACTCTGTATTATCCACTTACTACTTCTTTACCATCATCAAGCTATACGTTTTCTAGTGTAGCAAGTGTAACTCCAGATGCAACAACAAATTATTTAGTTTTTGGTCGGGCCAATCTAAATAATAGCCTTAGCGAATGTGTACCAGCAAGAATAGCTTTTTATTCTATAGGAGAATACTTGGATATGACTTTGTTGAAAGCTAGAGTCGATACTCTGATATCTGCACTTTCTGGATTATAAATTATTTCTTAATTTTTTTAATTCTATCAATCAGCTCAAAAATTTTAGACTTTTGAATATCTTGAACGCAGCTTAAACTTTCTGCTCCTTCGAACTTTTCTTTTACAAGTTTTTCTTTTAGATATTCAAATGATATACTTTTATCTTTCATAACTTTTTCAAGTAGTACTTGAGGAGAAGTTGGATTTTCATTTGATGAAACCGCTTCTTCTAAAAGTTTAGCATCTCCAAGTTCTTCTTGGGACACAATATTAATCTTTAGAAAATTACGCACACATCTTACAAACGCTCTATTCTCTGCAATCGCTGCCAAAAAGAATCTAGCAAAACTCTTTGTATTATTTAAAGTGGCATCAGCAAGCGCTTCGAATTCAATAACTCTACCACTTGTTTCATAATTTGGAATCCATGTAATTTTACAAGATGTAGCAAAGTAATTTTCACTAGCTGCAACTACTTTATATTCAACGCTAGTAAATCCTCTGATTTGAGCGAGTTCTTTAATACCGCCCAAAAGTATAAGCAAATTCTTATCTTCTAGTTTAGATACATCTGTTTCTTGAGTTTTCTGTCTATTTGGTACTAGATATTCTTGTTTAACCATTTTACGCCAATTAATCGTTGCGTCATCATTATATACATAATTGATATTTTTGTCTTCAATTAAACCATACTTATTTCTAGTAATAAGTTTTGGTGGAACTACCTCTAATATTGGTTCGCTAACCAATTCTGGAACAATATTTGTATCGAAAAGAGCGGAACTTCCGATGGTGGCAGTTTGATCTTGTTGTTTGATTTTTGGACTCATTAATAGTATGATAGTCTATTTATATAAACTAGTCAACTAAAAAAGCGTAATTTTGTGCATATTTCCAAAATGTATCTGTGTCAATTATCTCTTGTATGTTTTCGTTAAAATCTTTAATAGGTAAATCTTTTTCCACAGCGGCTTCACTCATGTATAATTTATTATCACTTAATATAAAATGATTGCTTTTATAGTATTTACCTTTAACATTAAGGTCTTCTTTGGTCTTTGTTTGCACTTTGATAATTAACCCTAAGTCCATATAATTTATTTTAATTTTATTAATTTCTTCTTGGTCTAAATATGATATTAAAGCATATTGAATATTCAAATTCTTTAATAATTTAATAAAATTTGGATCATTATCTTTTTCTATTACATATATAACTTGAACGATATTTACTTTATACTTTTTGATTATATCTTCTGAGATGACTTTTGCTGTTACAATAATACATTTATTTTGAGTTAATTGTGTTTCTAGTACTGTTTCGCTAAAATGTAAATCCATTCTAACTATAATGTGAGGTACATTAAACGCTTGACAATTAACTATCATGGTAGGTAACATCTCTATGGTTTTGGTGTTAAAATTCGATCCAACACTTGTAAATTTATATTTTATATTAGGTTTGATATCTAATTTATTTAGAATTGATTCTGCAACTTTATCTGGTTTAATTTCGTTAATTAATTTGGGTTGCTCTTGAGCAGCGTAAGATGGCTTACCTTTTTCAAATCCTTCAATAAGCGTAACGTCTTCATCTTCACTCCAATAAGGTTTATTTTGAGCAGCGTAAATATTACCATATAACGCTATAATTTTTTTATTTAAATAAGAGGCTAATTGAATTCCAAAGTTGTTAGAGCCTGCATATAATTGAGCGTTTTTAATTAAATACGCTTTTTGATTATATGTTTCTCCAACTACCGTATAAGCATTTAGTAATTTAGGATCATTTTGACTACAAATTTGTAATATTTTAATATTTGCTTTATTTAGTTCTGGAAGAATAAGGGCAACCACCTCTTGCCAGAAGTCATAATTTTTAGCTGGAGCTTTACCATCATTTGTATCTAATATAATATATTTATCAAAATTTAATGGGTAATATTTTTCATAAATATATGGTTTATTTATTTTAACTCCACAAGATGTAGCAAATGATTCTAGGGTATGCATAATATATATTAAAAGTTTTTAATATCAAATTCAATTTTATCTTTAGCATTATGTAAATAGTTTAATATTTTTTGTGTTCCAATGTAGGGTAAAAATGCTATATCGAAATACCCTTCGTGGTCTTTATTGCCTTCGCACCAGATTTGATTTTCCATTTGTGGAATGAAAGGTATTATTTTGTGAATATTAGGGTTACCATCTAGTATTTCAAAAAATTCATTTTTTGTAGCAACATATAAATTGTGATTAGGATAAAGTCTTTTAATGGAAGGAAATAGGCTAGTGCTCAAGAATACATCTGACTCTTCTTGCGGAATCACATATAGTATTCTTTTTCCTTTATCATCTTTATCTAAAAAATCTTCAAAATTAACTTTTTTATTTTTTTGATTCTCTTGCCAAGCTATTTGTTTGAAATAATTCTCTATATCTTGTCTTTTTTGACCTTTCGTTAATTCTTGCATCCAATATTTATGACCATCATCATTTTCATCTACCTCTGGTCTTTTTAAGATATTAGCATATAAACATTTTAACCATTCGGAATCATTATCTATTTTAGGGACGTTAAAAAGTGGATCTTGATCTTCTGGTTGAATTGAGAAATTTTTATAATCTACATGCTCTGCAGAGTCAATAAAATCTTCAAATTTTTTACCAATTACTTCCGAAGAGTAATGATTCATAGTCCATTCTCTTGCGGCTTTACCCATTTCTATTCTTTTCTGAATAGGCATTTTCCAAACCTTTTGAAGTTGCTTCGCGATTGAACTTGGCATCGTGGATGCTTTTCTAAATTCAGTTCCATGCTCTCTATATTCCGACCAGTCTAAAGCTAACGAGTTAGCTTCTTCACAACACATCTCTTCACCACAACTATAATTAGTAACTAAAGTAATTAATTCTGTGAGCTTCGCTTCTTGAATAGGTATTTCTTGTCCTCCGCTTGTAAATGGATGACAATATACGTTCATTAAATTATAAATTTCATTTAGTTCATTTTCTGAGATTCCAAGTCCAACGTTAGTTGTAATCTGCGCTTTTTGTGCTCCACAAAATTTACAATCTAGCTCTTGTCCAGTAAAATTTTTAACTTCATAATTATTACAAACTTTGCATACATATGTTGTTAAAATTTCATTCTTTGGGATTCCATATTCATCTGCTAATTTATATATATTCCAACCCTCAGACCAATGGGTGTGCAATAATAAATAAGTATTCTTTACTTCTGGATTTCTGGCTTTCCACAGGGCATAACCTTCTAGTAAATTTGGAACACTTTTTCTAAGTTGATTTCTGAAAACGAATCCAACAATAAAAGCATTTAGAGGAATATTATTTTTAATTCTTAAATTCTTTCTTTCATCTTCTGATAATTTATAAAAATGATCGACATCAATAGGGCCATGCATAGTTTCTATGTGATTATGCCCAATTTCATGCAAAGCTTTAGTTGCGAAATCGCTCCAAATCCAATAATTTTTTAATCTTGGTGCGCAAGAAACTGCAGATGGTAATATAGGTAATGAATCTAATGTAGTCCAAATAGCTGATTTAATTTTACTAAACCATGGTTTTCCTATGCTATAATCTACGCCCCAGATATCTTGAGCAGCGATATAAACATCTGGCTTCTCTTGCTCTATTACTTTGTCTATATAATATGAGCCATAACTAGCCATTCTAGCTTGGTTTGGATCTTTATTTAACTGTTCTATTTCTGATGGTGAATTTGGTAAAGTACCTAAAGATTTCCAAGGAGTTTTTAATAAATCTGGATTATTCTCTTGCATACCGCAGCAATAATGAATAATATCATATTTTCCAGTTTTATATAAGTAAGTTAATAAAGACTTCGATACTCTACCAAAGCCAGTTTTGGCTAAGGCAAAATCAGAATGATATAAAAATTTCTTTTTCTTAGACATTACCAAAGCTCGCCATCGTTATCAACTTTGGAATCGTTTTGATTTTGGTCATTATCTTCTTTTTTAGAATTTTTAAGTTTTTTAATTGTTTCTATTCTTTGGCACTCAAATACGGAATCCAGAGCGTAAGATAAAAACTGTTTCAATAGTCTAGCTTCGTTAAAATAAAAACCAATTAAATATGATTGTTTATTTTCGCTATTTTGTTTGTCCTCTTTATTGACTGCATAAGAAAACCCAACTTGTTTTTCATCTCTCATATATGGGCATAATTTAATTCGAGTAGTCTGTTTCTCTGAAGTGTGATATGCTGAAAATTCTGTATTTCTTTCAATAGCGTCTAAAATACCAGCCGCTTCTGTTAATGAAAATTTTACTTTAACACTTTTATTTGGATTATTTTGATTTTCTGAAAACGAGCCGATTTTCTTAGCTTCATTCCAAGAGGATTGTTTAATTAACGATCCCCAAATTGAAGCGTCTTTTGGATTTACTGTGAAACTGCATGCAGTTCCGCTGTTTTTGCTGTTAGGTTTGTAGAATGATATCATATAGATGATAATATATTATATTTAATCAAATGTCAAATCTTTTTGATTTCATTTAATTTCATATATATATAATGATCTTGAACAGCTACTAGGTCAGCGAATATACAGTCTTCTTTTTTAATCCCTTTAACTATTACAATGTTTTTTTCTTCTGGATTTTTATTGCCATTAAGAGCTTTGCAATTTTCTATCTTATCATTGAATAATAATACAGTAATATCTCCACTTTCATCTGAAACTTTAAGTCTTAGATACTTGGTCTTTTTCTCGTTTTTGGATACTCCAGAATATGAATCTGTGATTTCGCCAACTAATGCTATTTTAGTATTAACTGGTAAATCTAATATTTCATTAATACATACTAAGTCTTCTCTTTTTTCATTAAAAATATCTTTTAATGTTCTTTCGTAAGTATAACCTAGTAATCTCTTTTCATAATACCAATTAGCGAAGCTTTCGCTTTTGCTATTTTGATTATATATCTTAAGATAAGGTTCATATTTAGATTTAATAGTATCTAACCTAGAGCTCTTAATAATAACTTTATTCTTTTCATCTGTAAAAGTGTTTAAATGTTTAATTATTCTTGTGAGATCATAATCGAATTGCTCTGCAAATGAGATCGCATATTTCTTTTCTTTAGCTGTTAATATATTCCAAAGTTGAGCTTCTAATACGACTTTACTTCTGGATTGTTTAAACCCAGTTAAAGCTCCAGCTTGAATCAACGAACATAATACTCCAATGTTAAGATCTGCCTCTTCTGCCGCTTGAAAAATTTCAAACTTATTAGAGTACTTGTTTCTAAATCCATTCAGCTTCTCAATTGATTTATCTGAAATGCCTTTGATAGATAATAGCCCGAATCTAATGTCTGAACCTTCTATAGAAAAATCCATTTGAGATTTAATAATATGAGGCTTTAATAATTTAATATCAAAATGCCCCATTTCTTTTTGGATTTTAGATATTTCACCAATTGGATTTGGTTCATTTCTAGTCATCTTTAATAGAGATAAAAAGAATTGTTGGGGATAGTTAAACTTTAAATAAATAGTAATCGCAGCTAAAGCTGCATAAGCAATCGAATGAGATTTGTTAAATGAATAATTTGCTGAATCCTCTAAGATCTTCCATAAAATTTCTCCTACTTCTTTTGGAAGTTTATTTTCTTTAATCTTATCTTCAATCTTCTTTTTCCAAGCTTTAATTTCTTCGGTTTTCTTTTTACCTACTATCCTTCTCAAAATTTCTGCTTCGTCTAAGGTGAACCCAATCTTGTTTGCCATTTTCATAAGTTGCTCTTGATACAAAGCTACACCACCAGTTTCTTTTAATATATCATCAAAAAATGGATGAATACTTTCAGATTGTTGAAAATTCGTATGGGCAGCATATTTGTCTGCAAATTGTAAAGCTCCAGGTCTAGCTAACGCTAGCACACCACTCAATTCTTCTAAATTTTTAGGTTTAACTTTTTGGCAAACCTTAAAATTAGTCTCTGCTTCAATTTGAAATAATCCATGAGGATTTCTCAAGTCTTGAAGATTCCTATATATGGATTCGTCATTTAAATCAATATCCTTTATCTTTTTGCCAATACTATTACAAACGTCATTCACAACAGAAACGCTTCTTAATCCTAGAATATCAAGTTTAATGTTAAATAAAGAAACCCAACTCATGTCGAAACTAGAAACAGCTTCTTTATCGCTTGATAATTCCGTGGGGCAAGAATTTTCTAAATCATTGTAAGATAATAAAACCCCAGATGGATGTACGCCTTTGTTTTTTATCAAGTTTCTCAACTTAAGCGCGATGGCATAAATATCTTTATTATTATCGCACCATTCTTTAAATTTAGGAACTTCATCATAAGCTGTGGTGATATCTTTAACTTGACCGAAGACTTTAGGAATCAAAGATGAAACCTCTGTCATCTCTTGTTCTGTTTTTTCGTCAATGATTTTTCCGCACTCTTTGATTAAGAGTTTTCCACTCAAAGTATTTAATGTTAAAATTTTACTTGTTTTACCTTTAAATTGCTCTTCTAAATATTTAAGCACTTTATGCCTATTATAATAACAAATATCTAAATCAACATCGCACATTAAACTACCATCCAAATACGTGACTCCATCCACAACTTGTTTTTTAGCGCGAATCTTGGATATAAATCTTTCGAAATAAAGATCATATTTAACTGGATCAATTTGAGTTACGCCAATTAAAAATAATATAAGAGATCCTGCTGCTGATCCTCTACCTAAACCAACTGGTATATTACTTTTATTGCAATAATCAATAACGCTCCAAACTAAAATAATATAATCCGTAAATTCTAGTTCTTTTAAAGTTTCTAGTTCATGTTTTGCACGATTAATGTATTTGTTATATAAATCTGAGTCCTTTTCTAAATTTAATTTTTTAAAACCTTTTAAAGCTAATGCTCTAAGAAATTCATAATTTGATACATCTTCACTTACTTCGAGATCATGCTTATATGAATTATCAATTTTGAACTCTGGAAGTCTTACACCATAAAGTGGTAAGTCAATTTGCTCAAATAAATTATCAAAATCTTTATTCTTCATCTTCTTTTTCTTTTCTTTCTATCTCGTCTATTTCTTTATTAAATGCCGCAAGACCAGTAGCTAAAATTTTCATGGAAGTTTTATCCTTTAGGCTAAAAAATACATCAGCTTTGCCTTGCTTCTTACCCTTTTGAACCGTTATCAACAGATACTCCATATTAGAGTTTTCTAATTTTTGCAACATATCATATACATCGTCTAAAGATCCCATATTATAACTCAATTTGCCACTTTAATTTATTCCAGACCTTTAAATTAAGATCAAGATCATTAATAGCATCGTGCAAGTTATCATAATCATGATCTATACTATTCTCTTTGCCAAGAAATGTCAAGCTACTTTTTACATCTTTTCTTTTCGTATGATATATTTTATATTGGTACTCTAATAAATCCGTATTTGGTTTATATAATGATCCATATTTTATGCCCCTTGCCATGCAATTAGTATCAATAATCTTATTCATCAGAGGCTCCCAATCACAGCCCATGGATTCATATAGATCTTTTATCAAAAAGATATCAAATCCAAGAATGTTATGTCCTATTATATAGTCTGCGTTGTCAAGCCAATCTTTAATAGTGGGGAAAACCTCTTTGATATCAAAACCTTCTTTTGTAACTTTTTTGTGATCATATCTTGTTATTCTTGCTGCGGCTTCGCTAATTTTTAGATCGGTATCCCATTTGATATAAAAGTTCTTGCTATCAGTTTTAAAATCACCTTTAGCTTTTATCATTCCAATTTGCCAAGGTAAATTATGACAGAAACTCAAACAAAGATTAAATGTTTCTAAATCAATAAAAACAAAAGTCTTGCTCTTGTCGTATCTTAATAAATGCTCGTCCATATTATCTTAAATCCGCAAATGGATCATCAGTTGATTTATTCTCGTCATATTTTTCATATATACGATATGGGATTTTCATGCCCCTGATATTATAATGCCATTCTAAATGCTCTAGCTTGTTTTGTTTGAACCAATTTCCATTATCTTCTGTAAGATTATACATGTGAAACGCAGAAAGATCTTCTGCAAAAGCCACAATATAAACTGGGGCTTTTAACATATTTCCAAAGCAAACGCTCATGTATTTTTGTTTATCTCTTTCAGAGTATCTGGTTAATATTGATTCGAAATATTTTGGTGAAGGTGGGTATGTATAATCACCAATTCTAGTTAATTCTAGAACTGCTCTTGCTTCTGGTATTTTGTTTTCAAATGTAACACAAATCAAATCTTGATCTATAGCGTAAAGTCCATTTTCATTATAGATCATATTTCTATACGGAAGGGTTCTATCTTCGTTATCTGTCCTTTGACGGATTTTATTTCCATATTGATTAACAATTTTTTCTATAGTTTTCATTTATTTTTTAAGAGATAAGCTTTCGAAAGAAAATCGGCTACTAGTCATATGTGATAATTCTGGCTTATTCAAATTGCTGCGATTATTAATACATCTAAAAGTAAGATAGGCTTTGAAATCTTTGCTGTCTTTGTAGTAGATGCTTTTAGTATTTAATACTTCTAGTTTATTAGCTTTACCATAAGCTAAAACTTTATCCTTTATAATACGATCAAATGGAAGACCATTGTTTTCTACAAAAAGTATTGGTTTAGTAAAGTCTAAATCTGGAACACATACTGTGCCTTTCAATGTATTGTTAAATATGCAAGAATCATAAAATGGAATACATAACAATAAATTTTTATCATTCCATGACGATTTCAAAGTTTTGAAATCTATTCTTGGTTCATAATAAAAACCATCTTTTGCAGCAGTTGAAAATATTTTAATTAAATCTTTATAGCCTTGTTCGTTTTTAAAAAATATAACTACTTTAGAAGTTTTTTGGCGAGCCTCTTCGGACTTTTCGTTCATATCATCATTGATAGAAATTCTTAATCCATATCTTAAATTAATATTATATTTCTTAGTATTAGTATATGCTTGTAAAAATGAAGTCATATTATCTTCAACTAGATTAACTTCTTTTAAGCCATTGTCTTTAGCTATATCTATAATAGAATCTGGTTGATTTTCTTCTTTCTCTTCATCTTCAAGAGTAAGAATAGATCTTCCAATACTAAAGTGGGACTTAAATAATGGTAAAACTTCCATTTGGATATTATAATAAATATATATTCTGGTGTCAATAGCTAATTTAAATCTGCAAAAGCGTCATGATTTTCACCTTGTTTAAGTTTGGGCCATTTAGGACAACCTTCATATTTTCTAGTTTCTACTTTGAATCCTTTGATATCTTTAAAGTTGTTTTCCAAGCTAGTCTCAACCACGTTGCCTTGGTCATTTAATTTGACATAATATTCATAAGGATCTTTATATGGACATGTCCATCCTCCTATTTTGCACATCCATTTATTTTTTTGATTATCTATTGCGAAATTTGCTTGAGCTGAATTTTCATCAAATTTATCAATATATTCATTAATATGTTCTAGATAATGCTCGAATCCTTTAATCTGTTCATCCGTAAAGACAAGTTCTTGAATTGGCTGTTTAGGAAATCTCAAAAATAGGAACTTAACAATAGGCTTCAACTTAGGCCATAATTTTTTACTTGCAAGACTGTACATCATCGCTTGAATATTAGCTTCTAGGTCATCTCCTCTGAATTTATATTTGGAGCTCTTGTAGTCGATTATATGCATTTCTTTTTTGATTTTAACGGGTTTATCTATAAACCCCCGAATATGATATTTAGGGGTTTCGTTCTCTATATCAAATGAGTACTCTGGTTTTACTATTTCTCCGCTTTCACCAAAGAAGTCCTGCTTCAAGCCTACTAAAATCATATCATTTAATAACTTATAGTTGCTATCATCTAGTTTGACTTTTTTAGCTAATTTTTTAACTAATTTATCAATACCCTCATCTCCATTGATGGCATTTTTTTCTATTATTCTTTTGAAGTTCTTCAGATGTCTTTTATGCAATAGTAGTTCAAAAATAGTATGACAGATCGTACCTCTTAAAGCTCCATCATTTTGACTTTGTGGAACTTTAGTATGATAGTTATTCCAGTAAACCCAAGAACAAGTTTCAAGGGTTTTTATCCTAGATGCTGATAATACTTTTAAATTTTTTTCTGCCATTGTAGTATCTCTTCAGTATTCATCTCACCGAAGTCTTTCTTTGATGGCAAATTTATTTCCAATTGCT